CAAACCATCGGGTACGGATCGCCTCGCATCAATGGCCGGGCTGTGCAGGCGGGGGATGTCGTCACTCAGCAACAGGCCATGTCGCAGGCCGTGCAGGACATGGCGGTCTTGGTCGCCCAGATCGAATCGCTGGTGGACGTGCCGTTGTCGGATAGCCAACTCAATACGTTGGTGTCCTATGCCTACAATGCGGGCATCGGTTCTCTTGCTCGTGACGGCATTCTGGCCCCCCTTAATCGGGGGGACTACGCGGGGGCGGCCTCTGCTATCACCAACGGCGTGGACACGTCTAAGGGCGTGTATTCTCCCGGTCTTCGTGCTCGTCGGGAGCGCGAGGGTGCTGCGTTCGCTGAAGGCGTCAACGACCCCGCTGTCGCTGCCGAGTTGGTCAAGATCGAACAGGAACGGCTGGAGACCGCCGAGCAATATCACACGGCTCTGGCAGCGACGGCCGAACAAGAGCAACTGCTGATCGACCTCGCCGCTGCTGGCATCATTCAGCGCGAAACCGAGAAGGCGATCCTCGAAGCCCAAAATGCTGCCAAAGAGGCCGGTACGGTTCTCAGCGAGCAGGAGCTTGAGGGTATCCGCCAGCGCACGGCGGCTAAATTCGCCGAGCAGGCGCAGGAAGAAGCCTCGGCAAAGGTCAAGGAAGAGCGCGCGGCTATCGAGCAGCGGGTGAATGATCTTCTCGCTCAGCGCACCGAACTGGAAGCGCAATTGGCGATCTTCCGTGAGACCGGGGACGCGGAGAAGGCCACCGAAACCGAGGCGGCCATCATGGCCGTCAACACGCAGTTGAAAGAGGCCATCGCCAACGCCACGGCTATGTGGGAGGCGGTTGGCGGGACGGCGGCTGATGCGGCTATCGCCAAGCTCAACACCGCAGCCTTGCAAGCAGAAAAGCTCGATCTCTCTGCCCAGAAGAATAAGTTCAACTGGACGCAGGTCGGTCAGCTATTCGCTGGTGGTTTGACGAACGCCTTCATGAGTTTCGCGCAAGCGGTCGCGCAGGGGGAGGACGCGGGGGAAGCTGCCCGTAACGCCTTCCTCCAGTTCGCAGCAGACTTCCTGATCAAGATCGCTGAGATGATCATCCAGCAAGCGATCCTGAACGCTTTGCAGGGGGCTTTCGGGGGCGCTGGTGGCATCTTCGGCGGGCTCTTCGGCACGGGGCATACTGGCGGCGTTGTCGGCTCGTCGCGCATTGGCTCGGGCAATGGCACGCGGTATCTGAGCCCGGCAATCTTCAGCGCAGCCCCTCGCTACCATGAAGGCGGAATCGCTGGGCTGCGGCCGGGAGAAGTCCCCGCCGTGCTCCAGCGTAACGAGGAAATTTTGACCGAGGATGATCCTCGTCACATTTTCAACGGCGGCGGCTCGTCTTCGTCGTCTTCCGCAGCGGCCCCGCAGGACATCAAGATCATCAACACCATCGACTCTGGCGCGTTTGTCAGCGAAGGTTTGACGACCAAGCGCGGGGAGAAAGCCTTCTTGAACGCGATCCGCACGAACAAAACTCAAATCCGAAACCTGTTGGGCTGACTATGGCAAGAATCCTTGAAGTAGGCCGCGTAGACGCCCCCACTGCGGATGGCTCTTTTTACCGGGCAGACAGCACCGAGTTCACGGCCGACAGTTCGACAGGGGCGGTATCGTCTGGCGTTCCAGCCATGTACATGGAAACGCCGATCAACTGGAAGTCTCCGTTCGTGGTTCAACTGGAGTACAAGACCACTATCGTTCGCTCGCGATCTGGGCGCGAGCAGCGGCGGGCTTTGCGTAAGACGGCGCGAAAGCGATTCGACTTCAGCGTTTTGCTCGCGCAGGGCAAAGGCCAAGCATTCAAGACAGCCATCTCCGGTTGGCTCGGCAATCTGTTCCTATTCTCAGACCCCACCAAGAGCCTTACACTGGTGAACCCCCTTTTCGCGGGCGCTACGGTGCTGGAGGTCTCAGAGACGCCGTATTGGCTGGTCTTTGGCGCGTGGGTGTCTCTCGAATATCGAGGGTCCGCAGGCGCACGAAAGGTACAACGGGTCGAAGGCTCGACGATTCATTTCAGTGATACTGACGCTATAAATTGGCCTGTCGGCACGAAGATGGCACCGCTCTTTATAGGGCGTTTGGGTGACAGTTTTGGCTATCGGCAGTACACCAGTGAAGCGGCTGAAGCGGCCCTTGATTTCCAAGTTGATCCGCTATCAGAACAATTTCGTCCGGTCGGCGAGCCCGTTGACTATTTTGACGAGGTAGAGCTTTTTCTAAAAAAGCCAAATTGGGTTCAGCCCCTCGACATGAATATCGAGGCAGAGATCGACACGCTCGATTACGGTCGTGGCGCAATCCGAACTTTTCGCCCTGAGAACTACAATAGACGCATTCAGAAGGCTAGATACCTAGGCCGCAACAGGGCTGAAGCTGAATATGTAGAAGGCTTTTTCTCAAGAATGCGCGGAAGACGTGGCATGTTCTACACTCCTACGTGGGAAAATGATCTGCCGTTGTCGGCAAACGTCGTGGCCGGTACTAACCAGTTGTTCTCTTCGTATTTGGAGATTGCCCGTTTTCTTTCTGATGATCCGTCTCGCCAGAGAATTATCCTTGTGACCAAGGACGGTCGCTATTTTCCGAACCGGGTTTCCGACATCAGCCTATCGACGGCGGGGTATGGCCGCGCCTACGGTTTCGATTATGGTGGCTCGGACCTCGTTGATCTGCAAACGGTGGTGACCGTGCGCGACCCTTGGCCGGAAGACATCGCTATGTCTGATGTCCGGGCCGTTTCGTGGCTAATGGCTTCTCGGTTGTCTACTGATATGATCAGCTTCTCGTGGCTGACGGACAGCGTGGCCGAGTTTGATTTGACGTTCACCAGCCTTGAGGACTTGGGGGATTCTACGATTTCTCCCTCTGGCTATGGCCGGGCCTATGGGTTGGACTATGGTGGGAGACCATAATGAGTTTCAAGCTCTACGAAGAGAGCCTAGAATCAGGAGAACCGATAAATCTGTATCGGTTCATCTACGGCGTCAGGCCGCAGGATGTTCTTTGCTACACGGATTCAGAGCGGGAAATCGAGTACGCTGGAGACGTGTACAAGCCTGTCCCGATCAAGCGAAGCGACATCACGTCTTCCAGCTTCACCGATAAAACGGCCATGACCGTCAACATGCCTCTGGATGAAGAACTGCCAGAGCTATTCCGCATATACCCTCCAAGCCACCCTGTCCGGGGCGTCGTGTTCGAGGGCCACGAGGACGATGCCGGGCAGGACTACAAGCTGGTTTGGATGGGGACAGTGCTTAGCTGCGCTCGGGCCGACGACGCCGTGCTGACCTGCGAACCCGCAACGATCTCCCTTAATCGGGTCGGGCTGCGCCGCAACTGGCAGTACATGTGCTCGCACGTACTGTATGGGCCTCGCTGCCGGGCTAATAAGGCCGCAGCCACGGTGCCGGGGGTTGTCTTTTCCGTGCAAGGCAGGATCATCACGCTTGCGACCACCCTCGTCAACACCGCGCAGTTTGCCGGTGGCATAATCGAGTGGGAGGGAGAAGGCGGGCGGTACGAAATCAGGACGGTCCTTCAAGCGGTGGTGGTGGGAGGCCGGACAGTTCTCACCCTGTCAGGCATAGCGCCCAGCCTCGGCCTAGGTGGTTCTCTCACGGTCTCCAAAGGGTGCAAGCATGACCGGCAGGATTGCCTGAATGTCCACAACAACATAAACAATTTCGGCGGCCAGCCCTTCATACCGTTGAAAAATCCGTTGGGTCTATCGACGCCATTCGTCTAAGGAATTATCTTGATGATGCTGGTGGCTTTTCTCCTTCTTCTGGCCCTCTTGTCTTGGCGGTTCGGGAAATTCGAGCCCAACCGAGTACACGGGTTTGACCCGGTTTCCTTGTTCGTGCAATTGGCTATCGGATTGGCGATTGCCGCTGTAGGGTACGCGCTGACGCCCAAACCAAAGCGCGACAAACCGGCGGCGGCCGCTGATCTTGAAGCTCCCACTTCCGAAGCGGGCATACCTATCGCCGTAGTGTTCGGGACTAAGCTGATCAAAGGCCCCAACATCCTGTGGTACGGGGAAAAGGGCGTGGATCAATTCGAGGTTGACGTTTGATGCTGTTCGAGGAAACGGATGTTTCTGACCTGCGCATAACCATCGGGGACTGCATGTCCGCCGGGCATTGCGTGCGCGGGGTCAAGCGCTGGTTCGAGAGCGAGCAGTTGGACTTCAAGCTCTTTCTCGCCGAGGGGATCGACGCCCCCACTTTTCTGCGAAGCGAAGATGCCCACGCGCAAGGCATCGTGAGAAACAAAATCAAAAGGACGCAGCGGTAAATGGGCAATTTGTTCGGCGGCGGCGGTGGCGCAAAACAGAGCGTAGCCCGCTATCACCTGTCCATGCACTTTGGCATTTGCCACGGGCCGGGGAATGTTATCACCGAGTTGTGGATCGGTGAGAAGCTGGTGTGGTCTGGCCGAACCAGCGTCGGTGGCATGGACCTGAGCAAAGAAGACCTATTCGGCGGCATCCGTGCTGAAGGCGGCGTCAGTGGTCGGTTGTTCGTATTGGATGGCTCCCCTTCGCAAGTCCTGCCAGAAGAGTTGGCGAACAAGATGGGCGGCACGGCCGCCACTCTGCCGGGCTTTCGCGGGTTTCTCTCGGCGTTTTTCACAGGCGGCGTCGGCGTATCCCCGGTTCGATCCGGCTGGTATTGGGGGGCAAATAGCCCCTATCTGAAGTCCCCGTGGTTCCGCGTCGAGCGGTTCCCTTCCAGCTTCTACCCTGAAAAAGCGGCCATTGGCCCAGACGCCAATCCGGCTCACATCATCTACGAGTGCATGATGAATGCGGATTGGGGCATGGGGGGCTCTGAAGCTGAAGTGGACCTACCGGCCCTGCGCGCGGCCGCCGACACCCTTTACAACGAAGGCTTCGGTCTGTCGTTGGCGTGGACCGGCCAGACCACGGTGAAGGCTTTCATTCAAGAAATCCTAGACCACATTGAAGCCAATTTTTACCTGAGCCCTCGTACCGGGCTGTTGACCTTGAAGCTCACGCGCGGGGACTACAATCTCGAAACCCTTCGGGTGATCGACCCCACCAATGCGGTGATGACCAACTTCGAGCGCAAGGCTTGGGGCGAGACGGTAAACGAGCTTAATGTCACATGGACCAATCCTGAGAACGAGCAGGAAGAGACCATCACCGTCCACGATCTGGGCAACATTGCTGCGCAGCAGGGGGTCGTGTCCGGCTCTCGGAACTACTACGGAATCAGGAATGCCAATCTAGCGGCGCGGGTAGCCACCCGCGATCTTTCTGTAGCCGCGTTCCCCTTGGCCTCGTGCAACGTTGAGGTCGATCGTACTCTGTGGGACCTAGTGCCGGGCGAAGTGGTCAAGGTCAATTGGCCGGAGCATTCGCTGCAAGACATCCCCATGCGGGTGGGGGAGATCAGCTATGGCGAGGCCAACGACCCGGCCTTGAAAGTGAACTTGATCGAAGACATTTTCGCCATCACCACCACGCCGTACATCGACCCGCCTTCGACGGGGTGGGAAGACCCGAGCGCACTGCCGACGGTGATGTTCTTCACCCGCGTAATGACTGCGCCCTATTTCTTTGTGGCGCGGCTGTACGGCGATCCGGCGGCCGAAGCCATGGAGTACCCGCAGGCGTATGACGTGGTGCTGGGCTCGCAGAACAACCGCGACACCCGAGGCTACGAGCTACTGGCTGAAGGCGTTGACGTGTCGGGCAATCAGGCGTTCCGGTCTGCTGGCGTTTTCATCTTGGCTGGCCGGGCGACCACCAGCGCCGCTATGGCGCAGGAAGCCGAGAGCATATTGGCCCCGGTACTCAATTTCTTCGGGAACGTCGGCCCCGATGTGGGCGCAATTGTGCGGCTCGGAGCAGAGGACAGCACCGCAGAATGGGCCGTTGTTCAGAGCGTCACCGCAGACGGACCGATACTTTATCGAGGCATTCTGGATACCGTTCCGCGCGCGTGGCCTTCCGGCACGCCAATCTGGTTTTTCCCGGTGAGCAGAACCGTATTCGATTCAGCGGCGAGGGCGTCCGGGCAACTGGTGCGCTATAAATATCTGTCCCAAACGTCCAAGGGGACTTTGGCCGAGACCGCCGCTCCCGTTGTCGAGTACACGGTGACGGATCGGCAGCATCTTCCTCTGCGGCCTGCCAACGTCAAGGTGAACGGTGTTCTGTTCGGGCCAACATCTGTGGTAGCTGGCGCGAACTTGGCCTTTACGTGGAGCAACAGGAACCGTCTGGTAGAGACCTCTCAGGCGCTACGTTGGGACGCTAGTAGTGTGGCACCAGAAGACGGGCAGACTACAACCATCATCTTGAAAAACAGCGATGGCAGTGTCTTCTATACCGCCACCGGGCTCACAGGCACAGCGTACACTGTCGTTTATGATGATGCCGATGTCACCGGGCCGACAATCTCATACGAGGTCCGGGCGGCCCGTGATGGCTTGCTTTCGCTACAGGCCGCAACTAAAGTCCTGATAGCAACCTGACACAGACGAACTAGGAGAAAAACCATGGCATCTCGGCAGCTTCCGGGCCTCGGACTTTCGGCAGATTGGGCGCTCGGAGAAAACTCATGGAAGGATGGAATGGACTCCAACCTTCTGAAGCTGTCATCACTGGTGCAGGGGTCCTTTTTCGGCTTCGTGTCGGTTCTTCCAGAGCTTCCCGCAGAAGGCGTTTCCTATATTCTGACCGCCGGGGCGAACGTTAATCGGATCGCCGTTCGTGATGAAGGCGCGTGGGTGTTCTACGTGCCGTCGCCGGGCTGGCGCATGTTCAATCGCTTCGATTCCGGGTACTATGCCTTCATCGACGGCGCATGGAATCTGGATACTCAACTCCGGGTCGAAGGACCTTATGACGACGAGGCCAATTACGTTGCCGGATCATTCGTCGAGTACGGCGGGAGCATCTGGTTCAGCCTTGAGCCGAGCACAGGTGAAACCCCCGAGGAAGGTACTTTCTGGACCCTGTTCCTGCCGGGCGTGACTGTTGCCGACGGCTCGTTGACCACGGCGAAGTATCAAGATGCTTCGGTTACCAACGCCAAGATCGCAACCGGGCTGTCGGGCTCCAAGCTGGCGGCTAACTCCGTGCCTTTGGATCGTCTGCAAGGTGGGATCACACGAGTATCCGGGGACAATATGCTCCCCAATACCAACTGGCAGCTTTGGTCATCCCTGCCCTACGCCACGAACTCCACCACGGGGATGCGGGAAGACGGGACGGCTAGGAAAGCGGAGATTTTCACCAGCGGGCATTCTCCAGCGAACAATCAGCCGACCTTCCTGTGCCCAGACACCAGTGAACTCTACGAGGGCTGCATCATCACCTTCGGTCCTTCCCACGGAGGGCTGACAGGTTACGGCCTCCGTGTATTCGGCATCGTGCCGAACGTCAGTTTCAAATGCCAGTTGCCCTTCAACAAGGTCAGCCCGGATAGCTCCGGCTTGATCTCGCATGTGGTCTGCATGGACCAGCCGGGCACGTCGGTAGTGGGGCCAGACGGCGGCTGGTTGAAGTCCACTCCCCTGTATATCTGGGCGGACGATCATCCGGGGAATCGTTGTCCGGGTGCTATCCGCGTGCTCGGTATGCGCAAGACCACCGGGGCGGGCGAAGCGATTTATTGGCGTCCCAAGTTTCCGGCCAAAGCTCTCGGCGAAATGCGTGGCCGCCGAGTGAGCTTCGGCTGCATGATCCGGCAAAAAGTTGGCGCAAACAACGTCAGCCTTTACATCAATGACGGAGTCGGAGTTGTCAGCAGCCCGGCCGCTGTTGGGTCGTCCTATGTAGACGCGGACAACAACAACTATCAGTTCCTAATCGTTGAAAAGGTGATCGACAAAAACGCACCCTCACTGGAGTTCGGGCTATTCCTCGGCGGGGCCATCGGGGACATCGTGTATTGGGGCATCCCGACCTTGAAGTACGGCAGCGGTATGCAGCCGCAGGACTTGGGCCAGCCGCACAACGAAGTGGTCATCGCCAACACGCACTGGAATCCTCCCTGCACCGTCCCGTTCGGCGCAAGCAGTCCTGTCGCGCCTGTCCCCGTATGGCCTGCGACCGAGATCACCCCCGGATCGCTGCTCTACGGATTCAATGACATTGATATTGAGGCAATCAGTTATGGGCAGTGCCACGGCTCTGTCCGAAAAGTGAATTGCAAGATCGAGTACCAGTCCCCGGTCGTGAACTCGATCTGCTTCATCGCGGCTTTTGACGTACCCGCCGTGGCACTCACTTTCGGGCCGCAAGCCGCGACACAGGTCGCCAATCTGAGCTTCCCAACCAACATGACGTGGCTCCCCTTGGTGACGGGGCAGGCGAGCGCCGGAGCGCCCCCCGGAACTTTCTGCATGTTCTCCAACATCACGGGGGTCGAGATCAGCAATATCACTTTCGACTTCGACGACGTGATGGCGTAACCAGACAAAAGGACGCCGAACCGTGGCACAGCAGATCATCAATACCGGGACGGTTGCAGACGACGGAACGGGTGACCCCCTTCGTCTTTGGGCGACAAAGACCAATGCGAATTTCACCGAGGTCTATGCCAGTCTGGTCTCTGTGGTCGAGACCTTTAATGGGTATCAGCCCCTCAATCCCGATCTGACCGCGATTGGGGCTTTGACTACCGAGCCCTACGGTCGAAACTTGCTGACGACCTATAACGAGGCGCAGTTCAAAGACTTGGTGAACCTCACACCGGGAGTCGATGTTCAGGCGCACTCGGCCGTTCTGGACGCTTTGGCCGCCTACAACGTCAATGGGTTCTTGGTACAGACGGCGGCCGACACGTTCACGGCTCGAAGCATCGCGGCCCCGGCGGCGGGCATCTCGATCAGTAATGGTAACGGCGTGGCCGGGAACCCGACTCTGGCGTTGGCGAACGATCTGGCCGCCCTTGAAGCACTCACAGGGACCAACACCCTATACTACCGTTCGGGCGCAGACACTTGGTCTCCCGTTACCATCGGCGCGGGCGTCTCTTTCTCGGTCGGTGTGCTTTCGGCAAGCGCCGCCGCGCCGCAGTCGCATGTCGCAGTTTTCGACACTTCCGGCAATTTCACTACGCCGGTCGGGACTGACGCGTCCACTGTATTCAAGTTCCGCATTCAGGCTGGTGGTGGTGGTGGTGGTGGTGCAGACGGCGCGGGCGCGGTAGGTGGCGGCGGTCAAGCTGGTGGTTTTCTGGAAGGGCACTTCTCTGGCTTGGCCGTAGGAACCGTCGTACCCATCGCGATAGGCGTAGCAGGGGCAGCAGGGGCGTCTACAGGCGGCAATGGCGGCATCGGCGGCGACACGAGTATTGGGGGCGCAATTGGCGCGATCACTGGTGGCGGCGCGGGCGGCGCGGGGAATACGGGCGCGTCAACTACCGGCTCGGAAGGTGGCAATGGCGGCGGCGGGTGGACCCTCACCGGGACGGGTGTGGCTGTCTTGGGCATCAATGGCCGCCGTGGCGGGCGCGGCTGGAGCACCGGGCCGGATGTGGGCGTGGCTGGAGAAGGCGCGGACAGCCAAATGGGCGGCGGCGGCATCCCCGGCTCGCTGAACGTCGCACAAGCCGGTACGGCAGGCACAGGCTACGGCGCAGGCGGCGCGGGTGCCTTCTTGGCTGGAACGGCCGGAACGCCCGGCCGCCCCGGCCTTGCAATCATTGAGTGGGTTCAGTAGCGCCTGCACGCTCTTCGATGGTGGTCGGGTTGAAGCTGATCCGGCCGCTACTCTTGTCCTCGTCGTGCCATTCTTTCGCCAGTTGGCAGAGCAACGAAAACACCTTCAGGGCCTTAGCCCTCGGACGATCATACCGCCAAGACATTATGAGATCGTAGACAACAGCGCCCCGGTTTTTGCGCCGGTTGTTCCACGCAGTACGCGCGTCCGTTGTCAGGAAATGCGCAGTGTCTTTCATGCCCTCGGGAAGCGGCTTCCCGGTTTCCCAGCATAAGTTCTTGTCGCCCATGGTTGTCTCCTGTCAGGGGCTTTCCATATACACGGATAACTGTGACTGGTCTAGCTGCCGAATACACGCTATAAAGCCCCATCCTGACCATGGAGATGGGACCATGAATTACGAAGCAGCCCTGCGCGCAGCGTCAGCGCCGGTATCCGCCAAGGCAGCCGTGAACATCAAATCGCTCGCGCTTTCGCTCGATCAGTTCGGCACCAAGGTCGGGCTCGACCAGCCGCATCGGTTCGTCCAGTTCGGATCGCAGACCGGGCATGAGTCCGGCCGCTACGTCTACGACCGTGAACTCTGGGGGCCGACGGCCGCCCAGAAGCGCTACGAGCGTGATTTCACCAAGCCATGGACGAAGACCGATCCGCGCAACAAGCTCGCCTTCCAGCTTGGCAACACTGAAAAGGGTGACGGCAAGAAGTTCTCGGGCAAAGGGCCGATCCAACTAACCGGACGCGGCAATGTCACCCGGTTCTACAATTGGGCCAAGGCTGAAGGTTTCAATCCACCGAACTTCGTTGAAGACCCGGACCTGATCAACACCGATCCGTGGGAAGGTCTCGCGGCGATCTGGTACTGGTCCAAGGGCAACCCGACCGGCAAATCGCTCAACGTCCTCGCCGACGCCAACAATATCGAGCAGATCACCAAGCGAGTAAACGGGGGCCTCAACGGCTACGAGGATCGGCTGGCGACCTATACCAAGCTCGGGCTCTCCGTCCTCGGGTTCGACTTCACCGAAGCCGGTCTGCGTGCTTTCCAGACCCGCGCCAAGGCCGCCAAGCACTACGACGGCGAGATCGACGGGGAAGACGGCCCCAAGACCCGCGCAGCGATTCACATGGGCCTTGTTTCCATGGGCACCGTGCCGGAAGCGCAGACCTCGGCTGGCCCTGTCGTCGAGCAGGTCAAGGTCGAAGTACCTGTGGAAGTTCCGGTGCCAGTTCCCACGCCGCCGAAGGGCTCCGACAAGACCCTGATGCAGCGTATCGCGGCTTTCTTCGCCCTGTTTGCCCCGCTCGGCGGTTGGCTGGCCCAACGGTTCGCCAACCTCGATCAGAACGGCGTCTTGATCCTGCTCGGGATCGGAACCGTGGCTGTCATCGTTCTTTTCCTGCGCGGCGAAATGATCGCCAATCGCGCCAAGGCCCTGAAGGCCGCATTTGAGGATGTGTTCTGATGCTGGAATGGTTCTGGCACTTGATCGTTTATTCGATCCCGTGGTGGGTATGGGCGGTCTTGGCCGTCTCCATCGCCATCTGGGTATTCATCATGATCCGGCTTGCCGTGGGGCCGAAGACCGCCCTCGTCATCGTCGGCTCCGGGTTGGCGGCAGCGGCCGTCGCCATCCTGTCCCAACGGGCCGCCAAGAGCGGCTACGAGGATCGTGGCCGGGAGGAACAGAAGAATGCGGACACTACCCTCGACCGGGCGCATGAAGCCCGCGATGATGCTGCTGAGCGTGACTCTGCTCCTGACCGGCTGCGCGAAGACGATGGATTTAAGCGCAAAGGTTGACTACGGCCTCTGTGACGATCTTCGCACGGCCGAGAAATGGGATGGCCTGCTACAGCCGATCCGTTGGTCTGATGAAGACACCGACGAAACGATCCGGCAGGCCAAGTCCAATAATGCCCAAGGCAAGGCATTGTGTGGTGACCAATGGGGGCAATAGCTCCCATTGTCTTTTCAGCAGAGCCGTGATTCGGAGCGCAGTGTATGTTTTGGGGTAAAGGTGACACGTCCAAGCTGGACGCGGCCCAGCGACGGACGCTGGAGGAACTTCGACGCCTCGTAGAGACCGGGCACATTATTGCCCTTAGCGCCGAGCAGTCCACCGTGGCCGTGCAGGCCATCAACTTCTACGCCAAGGTCCAGTCGGCCGTATCGTTGCTGGAGGCTATTCGGAACATCCTGCTCTTGGTTGGTGCGATTATTGGCATCTGGTGGGCCTCGCATGATTTCTTGATAGGGTTCATTCAAAAGGCAGTCGCTCAATGAAAAGGCTTCTCGATTGGTACTGGTGGCGTCAACGCGCACTTGAGGCGGCTGTAGCCATCGTGCTCGCGATTGGCGTGATCTATTTTTCGACGCTCTCTGTTCGTCAATACCGGGCCACCGTGCCGCCCAATGCGTGGATCGCGATCAACGAGCTATTCGTACCGGATCACATCACGGGCGAAGACCCGCTGATGATCTACGACCGCACGATCCGACAGAACTTCTCCGGCATGTGGGTCGTAGAGGTCCAGCGGGAGGAAGCCGACGCGCTATTCTCTCCGATCTGCGTGGGGTCCGGGGCGACCAATTACAGCACCGATGTCGTGCTGCCAGATCGGCGTGTATCTCTGACTTGGTTCGTCGGAAAGAACTGCTCCATGGAGCCCGGTCGATACCGGCTGCGGGCGACGTGGACGATCCAAATCCCCGAATGGCCGGAGAAGAAGAGCACGGCGACCAGCAACATTTTCACCGTGCTTCCAGCCACTCCTGCCAGCAGTTTGTAATCACCAGCCCTGCGAGGTCGGCCCGACCGACGGCATCTGCCGTCCCGCTGTCGCCCATGCCGTCGTAGAGCACGAGCATCTTGTCGGAGTGGTCCACGATCCACTGGTTCCGCTTCGCCATCTTGGCGGGATGATAGCCGGGCACGGACACATAGACGACCTTGGCGGCCCCGCCGAGCAGGCTACGATACTCCATCTGCACAGCGTCCGGCCAGCGGCTCTCCTGCCCCTCGAACGGCACGGCCGCTATGTAGGGAATGCCCAAGCCGAAACAGGCCCGAGCGATTGCCTGATCCCAGCCTGTAGCCATGCCCGTGATGACGGAGTCCGGGTTCTCGCGCAAGATGGCCCGTTGCGCCAGCAGCAGGAGATCGAGTGGACGGCCGCCTGTCTTCTGGGGCCGGTGCCCTGCGGTTCCGATGATCATATGAATGGGTCCTCTTCTTGCTCAAATTCCTTCAGCAGGGCGCGGCCGAGGTCACGTTGTTTGGTCGTCATCATTCGGTCAGCCCGGCAGGATTCCAGCACGGTTTCCATGAAGTCGCGGGCGTAGTCCGGCAGCACGTCGAAACGGTCGTCGTAGACCCCCTTCAGGCGGGCCAGCAGGCCGAAGTAGCTGCCGGAGAAGTATCGGCGCTTGCGGCGGGCTTCCTCCCGCTGGCGCTCCTGCGCGGCCCGGCGACCGGCCTCCCTGATCTCTTCCTCCCGGCGACGGTGGAACTCTTCGCGTTGGCGCTCCTGTGCCTGCCGACGGCGTTCATTGGCCTCGGCCTGCTCGCGCACGTCGTCTTGGTTGAAATCGAAATCAGCAAAGCCGAATCCACCGCGTCGAGCGCTGCCCCACGAGCCTCCGCGAGCGAAGCCACCGGGACCCGGCCACGGATTAGCCTTGGGCTCGACCTTGGCTTCAGGATCGACCGGGTTGCCGAGGCATAGGGTGGCAGGCGTTACGTTATAACGTGTCGCCATCTTCTGGATCATGCGGCCAGCATTGCCGATCTCGCCTTCGTTCGGCGAGCCCAACATGTTCAGCAGCTTCTCCAGCCTGTCCCTGTCCTTGGGGTCGAGCGCCATGGCCTACACTAAATCCCTCACGTCGCGGTGCAGCAGTTCAAGGCCCTCGGCCCGGCGGAACTTGCCGACCTCGTTGCCGAAGGTAGTCCAGCCGGATCGCTCTTCTCGGGCGAACAGTTCGATATACGGGCCGTTGACCAGCTTTTCGGTTTGCGTGAAAAAGTCTTCGGGCTTGCGGCTGTGCTCCCTGCGTTGCGACACCAGCAGGCGTTTCACGGCTGCGCTCTGGCGCTTCGGATGCCCCTTAGTGAAGAGATGCACCTGAGACATGTCGTCGTCGAGGTTGTTTCCGCAGGCAAGAAGCTGTTCAGGGTTGGCACGAGTCCAGAACCCCATGCCGGTAAACGGGGTCTCGTTGTCCTGATTCGTCTTGGCCCAATAGAACCCGACGGTCGAGTATTTGAAGCCCCACGCCTCGGCGACTTTGAAACTGAGTTGCAGCATAGGGTCAGTCACCCACATCAGCAGTACGCAGTCTTTTGCGGCTAGATCGCGCACCGGCATCGTCATGATGTCGTCGAGGTTCATGCAGTGGTAGTGGCGTTCAGCGGAACGTCCGAGGCCCTTGTCGGAGCGAGCTTTGAAAGACCATGGCGGATCGGCCGCTATAACGCGGTATCCATTTTTCACCAGCCCCTTGAAAGGCCCCTCGGTAATCAAATTGTCCATAGTTCTTCTAGGGCTTTCTCGAAAGGGTGTTGGTCTATGGTTAGCTCGGTTTTTCGGCTGTAGTGCTTCTTGAAAACGTGTCCCGGTGGCATCAGGCTCAACGTTTGCGGGCATAGATGAACTGGAACATAGGCAATATGCTTCAGGTCTATCGCCACTAGAGCAACGATGTCGCAATCCTTGACGGACAAAGGCATCACCCCTCGGGCAGTGCTCCGACGAAGATTAAAGCAATATCCTCTGGAGGATGTTCGCTTAGCAGACGCTAGGTTTCTAGGCTGCAAAGTGCCTTTAACTTGGACACGTAGAAGTTGAGTTTTGAAATCAACAACCACGTCATAAGGAAGTCCCTGATCGGAGAGAAACGCCGCATAGCCTTTCAGCAACAGATCGGCGCAGACCAGATGTTCAGCGGCCTTTCCGATCTCTAGCTCCCGGCTGGGCGTGTACTCGTCCGTCAGCATGTTGTTTCACAAACCTTTTAATGTGTGATTCGATGTGGCGGGTTCCGGCATCAGCCTCGCCGCCCCCAAGCCCTCGGGAGAGGACTCCGACCATTTGGCCGTCGAGGTAGAGAAGCCAATGCTTCCGCGCCGGTATCATGTCCCACGGCAAGCCGGTAGCTTTCAGGATGTCCCTGATCTTCCGCTCGATCTTGCCCATCTGGACGCTCATATCAGATCGCTCACGTCGCCCGGCAGAGGGTCGGGCAACTGGAGCCAGTCTTTCCACGACTGGAAGGCCGCCGGGCCGATAGCGTCGAGCAGGACGGTCATAAGGTCCGAGCCGACGGAGACGCTATAGGCGACCGACTGGCGGCGCTGACACGATACCTGCCAACCGATTGCGCCGGTCTGGAGCCGCGTAGGGACGATGTTGATCGACCCTGAGTGACCGAGTTCCGCGATGCGGCGGAACACGGTTTCAAGGTCCGGCGGACTGTCAGGAATGCCGGGGTGTGCCATGATCAGATGTCGTCGTCAGGCGGCGCGGCGACCATGCCGAGCGCCGACATGTAGAGTTCGAGCAGGGCTTCCTGCTCCATGCGCTCGTTGGCGTCCTGCTTGCGGATCGCGATGATCTTGCGCATGATCTTGGTGTCGAAGCCGTTACCCTTGGCCTCGGCGTAGATTTCCTTGATGTCGGTCGCGATGGCGGCCTTCTCTTCTTCCATGCGTTCTACGCGCTCGATAAAGGCCCGAAGTTGGTCCTGCGCTACGCCGTCTTCCGCCATGTTCCCGTCCTCTGAATTTCTACCACCGAGGGCCATTTTAGATCAGGTCCTCGACATCGGCGTCGAGCGCCGACTGCTCGGCTTCTGCGGCGCTACCGGCCTCGATCACGCCGTCCTTCTCGGACCACTCGCGCACGACCACGGACTCGCCGTTCTTGGCATCGCGCTTGTAGTTGGCGAAGTCGTCGCGCTTGATCTTCTCCCAGCCCTCGTGATCGAGGGGCAGGCCCCAGCCGGGTTCGATGGTGGCGACCTCGGTCACCCCGTCGGTGCGCGTGCGGGACCAGAAGGATTTGCTGGCGAAGGTCTTCCGTGTACTCGAACGACGGGCGCTGCCAGTGACATCCGTGTGCGGGGTGTTGGCATTTTCGCGCAGCAGACGCGCGCGGGTCTGCTCGGCGGTCTCGTTGCCGCGCTGGGTGTCATTGCCCATCGACTTGTCGAGGGGGTCGAGGCTTTCGACGGCGGGCTCTTCGTGCTCGTCGGGTTCGACCGTGGCCGCCCACGCCAACCACTCGGCCGGGCCGTCAAAGGGGATGGCGAAACCACGGTCGATCACCATGCCGCCGGTCAGCAGGGCACGAGCGGCCTTCACGAGGCCGCCTGTCGCCATGGGGGTGACCGGGAAGGCGATCTTGCCGTCCACGAAGGTATAGGCCACCACCGGGACGCTGACGAAGCCGTGGGCGGCTTCCTCGTCGCGGATCAGGATGCAATCGCCGGGCTGGGCGGAAACGTATTCGGTCATCAGGAAGGTCCTTGGTTAGGGGTAGCGGTGGGCGATCAGTTCATGAATCGCTTCGATGGTCCGGGCCGCGCCCTCGGAAGGGTTGTAGACCCATTGGGTCAGCAGCCGGAGGGGCAGACGCTCGGCAGGTGCGAGGCCGTTGGCGTCGATAAACGTGTTGACGCTGATCTCGCCTACAGGTGGATTGGGCGGGAACTTGGCGGCCAGTTCCACGCGCATCTCGCAGCAGTGGATGGCCTTCAGCAGATCGGTCTTGCCGCCCTTGGCTGCATGACGAGCGATGTACTTGAACGACGTGTGGGCGAGGGCGTCCCAACGGTTCGCCATCGTGAACTCGAAGGGTTGCATACCCATGGTCTTGTAGTGGTCGCCACCGACCTGCCCTTGCATCGCGCTCATTTCGGTTTTACCTCGCCGGATTTGATCTGATCGAAACCGCGCCGCATGTTCTGGCGGAAGACATCGACCAGATGCGGTACGGAGGAAGCGGTGTCCGGGGTGTAGGCCCGGTTGTAGCCGAGCATTTTGCCCGTTAGCGCAGCGACTTCTTCGTCGCGCAGATGATGCTCCACCGACAGCTTCACGAGCCCCTGAAAGAACGCCTCGTAGCGCTCGTCGGCCGGTTGCCACTGAATTTCTGGAGGGCGTTCGTTACTCATGGTCCATCCTGATCCGGTCAGCCCATGAACTCAGGGCGACCACCTTATCGGCTGCTGACATCCCGTCGTCGATCTCGACGGGGAACGGGTGCGCCTCGGCATTGAACTCTCGGCCGTTGAGCCGGTGGACGAACCGGGACTTACCCGGCTCGAACTCTTCCAGCGTCACGTCGATCTGGTCAGCGCCGAAGCGGAAGACCTGACGGTTGGGGTCTTTCGAGTACACGGCTAGTGCCTCGTGTCGGTCTTGCCGCCACTGGTCCCCCACTTAACCGAGAAGGCCGCTTCCTCGCGTTCCTTCGCCGACATCTCGTGATCGAAGATGCGGTTAAGCGTGCCGTGGGAGACCTGATTCATCAGGGACGAATTGATACGGGGAAGAAGTTTCACAGGGCGATCCTTTCGCGGTGTTGGTCAGGCGACAGTAGACAACGTTCTGTTGTCAGTCAATCAATACTTCTTGCCGTCTGCTTTCATCCGGCTCTCGTGCTGGTGGTCCGCACGGGTGATGTTGAACTGGACCTTGGCCTCGTACATTTCCTCGAACGGGTATCCGAATACACGGCAGTAGTGCCGGGCGTCGGCAATCAGGAAGGACAGTTGGTTTTCTTGCGCGCGGCCGATTTGCTCGGAAGCCCGGACCAGCTTTTTGTTCATCTGCCAGATCAGCCCCGCGCGGTTGCTGTCAGGCGTCACGTTCACCCAAGGGAACCGCTCAGCAGCCTCTTCATAACGGTCGGTCAGCACCAGATTTCGACGCGGCGCATAGTCGATGATGCGGATGGCGAAGTCGCAAATTTCGACGCCCACCATCTTGAACTGCGGCAGCTTGTCGTCGTCGAGGTTCTTGCGCTCGCCCTCCATGGCCTCGGCAAGCTCGGACGCCATGAGCATGAACAGTTCGCCGTCATCGCGGGCGATGGGTTCGTTGGTGCGGATGTCGCGCCACCACTTCTCGTTGATCTCGTAGATTCGCTTCACTTCGGCTTGGAGGTCGAATGCCATGTCAGGTCTCTTGTTGTGTCAGGATGCGCCATGCCCTGCGGTATCGCTCGGCGAACCGTTCCCGATGGGCGTGGTCAAGGGTTGCGATACGGCGCGGGTCGCCGTTGTCGAGATTGTCGGCCATCTTGACGCGCAGGGCGAGGTTGTTGCCCGACGCCACGATGGACCGGAGATAGGTGAAATACTCGCGCTCCGGCTTGTTGGTCAGGACGACCACGGCGTCCACGACCTCGGCCGGGTATCCCATCGCCAGCAGCCCTTCGGCCGTGTGCTCGGTGTCTTCCAGCAGGTCGTGCAGCAGGGCGACCAGCTTCTCGTTGTCCGTGGCGTTCTGGCCCATGGCGTGCATGACCCGGATGCAGTGGTCGGCGATGGGCTGGCCGGACTTGTCGAAGCACTGCGCCATGGCTGAGCGGACGAACATCATTGTGGCGGCGATCATAGGCGGCTCCGAGAGTTCGGGCATGGTGCCCTTCATGAATACGGTGATGGGGTCGATCATTGGCAGGGGCCGTCCTTGCCGCCAGCGAACACGTAGTCCCGCCAGCCGACCCAGCACCACTTGCCTTCCCGGTTCTTCAGGAAGCCCCATGCGCGGTTTGCTTTGCCGCGCCAAACGAGGGTGACGATCTTGCGGCTCGGGTCTTCGCGCGGGTCCTCCCATGTCGATCTCCGCTTGTCATAGGCACCGAGTACGCGGTGACAATGCGTAGCCGGACGAAAGCTGAATCGGAAGGAGGGGACCCGTTGACGCCACTTCAGGAACTTATCAGCGCCCGCTGTCGGGAGAACGATTTCCTCGACATAGCCATGGATCGGCCAGATCGGGAACGTGGTGAAGTCCCACGGATGATCGTGGCAATCCTCGTCGAGGTCCGGTCGGTGGAAGATGTGGAGCCGGAGCCCCCAGAACCACACGCGGGTCATGTAGGGCGTGCCGTGCTCTCCGTCGCGGCCGTAGATGGTGTTCCAGCCGAGGAACTTCCCGGCGCTGCTGGCTACCGGCTTGCCGGTCTTGGGGTCGCGTTCTTGCATGTCAGTCTCCTATGAGCATCCGGTTGTTGCGCCGCACGAATTACACTTCTCGCAGGTCCCGTTGCGGACCATCTGGAGACTACCGCAGTCGTTGCACGAGTTGCCGGTGAACCCTGCGTCCCGAGCCTGCGATACGGTCATTACAGGAGCCGGTGGCTGGGCTAGTTCGGTATCGGCCACCTTCGGCGGATCGAGCGGCCGACCGTCTCGGCGGGTGGGCTCTGGTGCTGGCAACGGCACGTCTGGTCGGAAGAGCACGAAGCCCTCGGCTCCATCGCCACGATGCGCGGCCATGGTCTCCCAGAAGCCCTCCGGGTTCTCGACGCCGATCTTGATGCCAGTGCCGTGGCAGAAGGCGTTGAAGGTCATCTTGTGCGGCGGGTTGGCTATGTCGGATACCGTGTACCCGTCTATCGGGCCGTCGCAGACCGCGCAGTGGAAGTTGATCTTCGGCAGGCCGTCGGGGCGTTTGGTCAGGTTCATATCAGGAAGCCTTCTTGAGCTTGGGCGCTGCGACCGCCACATGGGCTTCGCAGTAGGCATGGTGGTGGACGGCCTTGGTCGTCTCGGTTGCGAGCTTCAGCAGCTTCAGGCTGTTGTTGCAGAAACAGGCAGGGTCGCCAATGGGCCACTTGCAACCGTTTCGGTGGTGCTCGACTTTGACCGGCGTGCTACCGGGCAACGGGAGCCACGCATCGGCCGAGGTCGGCGGCGCAGCTACCAAGCCGGGGATCGGGTAGGAATCGTTGCGGATTGGCGCTTCTTTCTTCACCACGATCTTCCGTTCCTTCCTTGGCTTTGGGGGCTTAGGGTCCCGACGCTGAACAACCGACGGCCGGGTCGCTAGTTTTAGTCGGTGGACCTTGCCGATAACAGAGTTCCGGGTTGCGCCGCCGCCGAGTTCCCGTGCGATCTCGCTGGCCGACAGACCTTCGATCCATAGTTTCTTGAGCACGGCTATCCGGTTATCGGTCCAACCCATGACCTCGGTCATCTGCGGCTCACCCATTCCTTGAACCGGATCGCCGGGTCCCACGAGGGGGGCAGCACGACGAGGGCGATAACGGCGACCCAAGCCAGCCAGCCATTCGGCGTCACGGCTCCAGCCAGCGCCACAAGGCCAATGACGACCGTCAGCATGTTCTTCAAGGGCGCATGGCGGTCTGGGCCGTGGCCGGGGACGAACAAGCTGGTTCCGGGTGATGGGGGCTTTTCCGTCCACCGGATCGTTAGGTGCTGACCGTTCGGCCCGTGTATGATTTCACCGACTTTTTTCATTTCCGATAAGGCTCCACTTTACCCCATTTCTTGAGGCAGATGATCTTGCCGCGCTCACGCCGGACCTTCCCATTGGCGAGGTAGGTCTGCACCCTGATCCAGCCTTCGGAGACGCAGTATTCCTCGACATCGCCGGGCCGATCCTTGCCGTCGAACCGAACGCCGAAGCGGGCTCGGGCGAGCAGGTCCTTGTCGTAGAACGGGCTATCCGGGTTGACTGACAGGCGGTCGGGAAGGGGCTCGTTGGGGTCGAACGTCGCGGCCGCTCCTGCCGCGTACACGGCTGTCTGCGGGTTGATCCCGTAGCCAACTGTCAAGACGGGTCCGGGGCTCTCGTCGAAGACCTTGATGCTGTCGAAAACATCGCCTGAGAGATGTACTTCAACACCGCGCAGGGCTGCGAGCATCTGGTCGTCCGTATCCTTGTCGATCTTGAGCACCGTGCGCTTGCGGTGTTCCTCCAGCACAGCTTCCGTGGTGGCCGCCCGAGCAGCACCCGCTGCAACGAGGCTCGCCGCCATGATCCCCAGCCCAAGTTTCCGGCCCATCAGATTTCCTCCCATTCGTGATCGCCGCTCTTGTTGCGGCACTTGTTGGTCTTCGGGTTGTAGATCACCACGTTCTCGGGCAGGAATTGCACCGAGACGAAGTGGGGGTTGCCGTCGCTGCTCGCGGCCGGAGAGGTCATGACGATCTCGCCTTCCTTGAACTTGGCCGGGATGCCACGCGACAGGCAAATCTCACACTGGACATCAGTGCCGGGCGGGATGTCGTAGACCTCGGGGCGGCCGTCGGGCCGGGTGAGGTCGGGGTCCTGCTGGAGCCATTGGCTCAGGTCGGGAAGAATAAGGGTCATCAGAATGCGAGCCTCGGGTTGCGGCGGATCGCTTCGTCCGCCTTGTCTTTGATCCAGCGCAGGGTGTCGGGGTTGACCAGCGACACTTCTGCCTGAGCGAATATGGTTTCCTTCACACCGGCCAGCGGGCCGCTGTAGAGCATTTCGGGGCCGTCCTTGGTAGCCCGCAGCATGATCACATGACCGTCAGCTACCGAGACCGCCGGGATGAAGCGGTTTATCTCCATCAGTGAAGCCTCAGTTCGAGTTGATACAGGGTCTTGCTCACGTCGTAGAGCACGGTCGCGCCCGGCCCTGCCTGATGCAGGACGGAATCGACGATGGTGAAGCCGGGGCGCATGATGATCCCGGTCAGGCGGCCCCAATTGCCCCGCTCGTCAACCATGATCACGTCGTCTAGGCCGACCGACTCCAGCGGGAGCCCCTGAAAGGTCAGGACTACGTGTGGGATGTCGGCCATCTCAATCCTCCTGCCACCAGTACCGGGGCCTGCGGGGCGTCTCTTCAGCTTCGCCCTTGGTGACGGCTACGGGCTCTACCCTAGGGCGAACCGTGGCCTCGGGCTCGTGAAACCTGACCACGAAATCTGTGTGCCCGCAGCTTACGCAGTTGTCGTGGGAGTTCCTAGCGAGGCTGGGAACGACGTTCAGACTGCCGCACTGCGGGCACACGGGGCGGGACATCAGATGTCTCCCTGATCCTCGGCTGCACGGGCCGCGCTGGTCGAGTGGTCATCGACCGTGCGGACCATGTTCTTGACGCCGGTCAGCAGCGCCATCTTCTTGGCCCGCGTGGTTAGGAGATCGGCCTTCTCGGCTTCGAGACCGGCAAGCTGGAGCCGGAGCGCGGCCATCTGGGTATCGACTGACGCGATGTCCGCGTCAGCCTTGTGAATGCCGCCCCGGTATGCCGCAATAAGAGTTCGGAAGGCGTCTACTTCAGGCAGTTCGGTGGTCATGAGTCGGGTCCTTCCCGGTTTGTCCTGAGCCCTTGATAGACAACTACGAGTTGTCAGTCAAGCGGGATCAGCTTCTTCAGATCGCCGACGGTCTGGCAGGCTTCGATCTTGTCGTCGAGCAGGTCAAGGCCGAACTCGTCTTCAAGGGCGATCCCGACTTCCACCTTGTCGAGGCTGTCGAAATCGTCGAGGTCCGAAAGCAGCGTGTCGTCGGTGTAGGGCTCGGGCTGCGGGTCGATGTGGTCGGCGATGATCTTGTTGATCTGGGCTTGACGGTCAGTCGTCATTGGGAAGGTCCTTTGCTGCGTTGTCGATGGCCTCGCCGAACGACGAGCCGTGCCACCATGGGCGGTTGGGTTTGCCGACGACGCCGGTACTGACGATCCAGTCCTTCGTGGCGTCGTCTTGCGATATGTGAACGGAATCGCTGGTGCCGTTTTCCACGTAGCCGCAGAGCTTACGCAGGGCGTCCAGCCGGGCTTCGCTGGCGGTCTTTGGGGCCTTGCGCAGGACAGCCTTCATGGTGGCGATCTTAGCCCTGCGCAGGGCGTCCCTGATGTCCTTGGCGTCCTTGATCTCTTCGACCAGTTCGCCGGGGTAGTTCACTTCCGGCTCGGCATGGCGCGTGTCGATGATGAACCACAGGCTCTTGTAGGGCGGGCCGTAGCCGGACGGGTTGTCGCCGGTGCCCTGCGCCGTGATCGTCTCGGCCGCGTCGAGCATGGCCGCGAGGATGTCATTGGCGATCTCAGCCATTAGTGGCCTCCAGCTTCATCTGGGCGGCCTTGAGGGCGCGAGCCGCATCGGTCTGCCCGACGACCACGCGGCCCATCTCGTCGTTGATCCCGGCGGCGCTGGCGACCGTGCGGATCGGATCGCTGATCTCGGCTACGAAGGATTCGAGTGCTAGCAACCGCCCGGTCTTGAACACGCAGTCGCCTAGCGCGTAGCTGCGCTCGGCCTGCTTCTCGGTGTCCCAGCCGACCATGATCATCTGGAGTCCATGCCACTCGGTCTGCTCGAACCGGAGGCCCAGCGGGATCGCCTTGCGCAGGCGGGTCTCGCCCTCGTAGTTCGTGTAGACGAACTCGATCTCAAGGACCGGCGAGAACTCGACGATCTGGAATCCCCAGCCTGCGGCCGCATGGGTAGGCGCGTCCACATTGACCACGGTGCCGGGCTGGAGGGTCCAGAGGGGCAGGCGCTTGCGAGGGTCTGTGTGGACGATCACAGGGCTGTATAGCGCTGCAAAGGCTTTTTCGGTGCCATCGTCGAGCAGGACGGTGACGACCTGCATCTGGTCTTCCGTGCCGACGGAAACGACGGTGGCGCTGTTGAACATGGTCATGGAATTTTCTCCGGTTAGCCGGGCGGCCCGATGGGCGATGCGGGCGTCGTAGCGGTCAGTCATGTCAAGCTGCTTTCTTTCTGGGCCTCAAGGAAGGCGCGGAAGTCTGCTGGGATTCCGCCCGTGAACTGGCCCCATGGGATCATCTCGCTCACGTTGAGCCGGGTGTCGCATTCGAGGTTGCCGCAGAATAGGTTTTGGCTGGCACCCCCGCTTGGCCCGCCGAACAGGTTAGCCCCGCAGTAGGGGCAGGTCCCGGTGTTCTGGACGTGGATGCACTGCTCTTGGGTGAGGTCCACCCAAGCGTTGTCCACCGGCCGGGTCCAGCGGTTCGGCTGGCTTAGCGAGGGTGGGATGGTTCCCGACGGCAGCGTTGAGGCGCTTGCCGATCCACCAGTTCTGCACGGCTTGGATGAAGATTTTGATCATTTGCGGTTAGCCTCGATTGTGGCGAGCCTGATGCTGTTCATCGGCACGCCGATCCACACGGAATCGGTCAGGGGTTTTTCAGGCAGGTTCGGTTTCATGTCTTGAAGCAGAACCCCATCTTCGCGGCCTCGGGGCTCTCGATCCACGTCTCCCACTGCTCAGGGGTGGCCGTGCCGCCGGAGCGCCCGATGCTCGGCAGGACAGAGATGTCCCCGATGCCCATGCAGCTTGCGTGTCCGGCGAGCACGCAGCACATATCGGAGTGATCCG